GGGGTAGAAGCGCCACGGCATGTCCGTGGTGTTCTGCATCGTCCCTGCGTCCTGAATGCGCCGCACGTAGTAATAAACCAGCTGGTCTGTCGAGTTCTCAGGAACCTGCCACAAGTTGATGACCGGGGAAATCTTCCGGTCGTAGTAGAACTGCGACGGGCGACCCTGTGCGGTCTTGTTGGGCAGCAAGAAGTAGTCGCCGCGGCTGATCCGTTCGACCTCGTAGTCCGTACCTGAACGACGAAGGACCATCTCCAAGATGTCCGCGTGGTCTGCGCCGACCGTATAGGTCGCCGTGCCCTGTGTGACGGTGATCGTCGCTTGGGCCACGGTCCACAGGTTGAGGCCGCGGTTGGCCCATTCCGCGAACATCAGATTCAGGGACCGCCGGGCCGTGCGTGCGTCGTAGCCCGTGCGAACCTCAAGCCCGCAGCGCTCATACGACTCTTCGATCAGCTCTCCAACGTCTAGGTTGAACGTCGCGGTTCCGGAGGTGGTCATGGATCAATCCCTAAACTTCGCGGTCTTCTTTGCGATCTTCTTAGGTTGTGCCACAAACTGCTTGCCTTTGCGAGTACCTTCGCGCTTGGCACGGCTCGTGGCCGCATATTCGGCAGGACTCAGCGCTTCACGCGCGCCCTTGGGCAGGTAGCGTTCGCCCGTGGCCTTCGGGCCTTGAGTCGAGGGTTTGCCACTCTTGGTGCCCCACTTCTCGTCGGTCCATTTCTTTAGGCTTTTCTGCGGGGCTTTCAATCCTTGTACCCTCCACCTTTGGCCTTGTACTGCTGAGCCAGCATCTGGGCCTTGCGGGCACTCCACTGCCCCGGAGACCCGCCCTTGCCGCCAGCCTTGATGCTCTCAAAGAGCGACTTCCGCATGGACGGCTTGGTGTAGTTCCCGGCCTCGTTGACACGGGACTTCGGCTTCTTGCCGCCGGGGGTCGAGACCTGTTTGGACATACTCGAGCGGTTCATGTCAGCAGTTCCATGCACGAAGGGATTTGTTGATGCGGCTGTTCGGATCGTTGCGGGTCTTCTCGCTCGTCAACTTTTTCTTCATGCCATTCATCCTCGAGCAAAAGCTCTTACGACGGGCCGCATCCTTGTCTGTCTTCGGGTTCGGAGCTGGGGGCTTCAGGTTCATGCCTTGGGCTTTCGCCGAAGCTCGGCCCTTGGCGTTTAAGCCCCCAGCGGGGTTCTTCCCTTCTTTACGGGTCCACGCGGCTGTCTTAGCCATCACCCTCGCCCCTCTTTTGTAATCGGGCCGCCGACCAGCCACGCGTCACAGGTACGGCTGCCAGCGCATTTGAAGTGGAAGAGCTGGCAGTATCCGAGGTTTGAAGCCTCGGCCACTGACGTAGAGTTCGCCATCTCGAACTCTTCGTCCCCGGCCATACCCGCAGAAATGCACTCAAGCATCTTGGGGGTCTGAACAAAGGCCGCGCAGTTGCCGCAGCGCGAAGCCTTGGCCTCTGTCGGTGTCACGTCCCAGAGGTCCGCCAGAGCCTTCCAGAACTTGTTGTTCGGAAGCTCCGGATTCATCGGGCCGTAGCCGTACTCCTCGATGGCGTGGTTCCGGTTCTTCAGGTTAACATGCACGTCCTTCGTGGCCGTCGGGCAGGCCTCCCCGTCGCGGTAAGCCGCGACGAGTGCCGATCCACGAGAGGATGTTGGGCGACGGGCCATGTCGCCCTTATCCGTAGTAGACGTTGATGGATGCTAGTTCATCCGCGTAGACGTACACGCCAATCCGAGCGAGGAAACCGTCGTCGGGAAGGCTGAATCCGTTGAAGAAGATGTCGCTGGCGGAGGTGTGGTAGGTGGCAAGCCAACGGGCGTTATAGCCGTTCTGCTTGTTGGACACATAACGGCAGACGGTGCTGGTGGCGATAGTCCCGCTGTTGATGTCGGTTAGCGTGAAGGTGTCATTACCCGTTACGGTGATGACGTAGCTCCCGGGAGTCGCGATGACCCCGGAAGCTTCTTCAAAGGAGATGCCCACAACGTCGCCTGTTCTCAGGCCGTGCCCAACGCTGGTCACTGTCACTACGGCCGCGGCCCGGCCATAAGTGGCAGCGGTGGGCGCGACAGTGGTGTCCCAGAACTCCAGCATCCCCGCAGAGCTGGTTCCAACGACGTCGAAAGCCTTGATGCGGGTTCTCGCCTTACGGATAAAGCCGCTGCTGTGGAGGTGTCCGGAAAGGATATCTGACGCGCCCATGTTATACTGCTCCTATTAGGCGTCGTAGCCGAAGATTTCGATCAGCAGACGACCCGCGGTGTAGATTGCGTTAGCGGTGCCCTGACCAACGAGGTAGAGGTACTGGTTGGCAGCGATGTCGGTGCCATAGACAGCCGAGCCAAGCGCCAAGGTTCCGGAGTTGATGATCTGAGTCTCAGTCAGCGCGCTAATAGCGCTGTCTTCGGTGCCCGTTCCTTCGGTGGCCGAGTACAGGTCGATGTCAGTGTCGCCGCCAGCTGGGAGCTCATAGCAGGTCATACGAACACCGAAGACCGTGCCATTGTTTTCTGCCGTGATTCGGGCAATAAAAGAGGGTGTCGCCGACCCATTGGTTCCAATGATGTCACCAGCCGTACCGCCAGAGTTTAGGCCGGTAAGGTCGATCATGATCGAGGTGGTTACGATGCCGTTGTTGCGGGCAACGGAGGTTTCGTAGACCGTACCCGTACCAGCAGTGATGCCAGCGCCTGCGGGGTTTGCGATGCCGAAGCCGAACGAGCCGGTGAGGGTTTCAGCGCCAGTGGTGGGGTTGACGGAGATGGTCTGGAAGCCGTTTTGCGAACGGACGGGACCCGAGAAGTTTGTATTAGCCACGGAGTTTCTCCTTTAGCGGGGTGTAGCGAAGCGCAATTTTTCTGGCGGAGCTTGTATCCGTCCCTACAGCACGACCGCGCGCCGCATAGGTCATGTGTGGATTGTCGACTATATAGAGGATTTTTGCAAGCCTATCCGGGTCCGACAAAACCCGTCTCAGCTGCCCCTCACACAGCGCCTTGCGGTACTCAGGGGTAACGTGTGAAACGTTCCCCTTTTTGGACCCGCTAATGCGTTTCTTGGTCTCGTCGGAGTGGTTTTTACCACGCATGGGGACATGCGCTGTTTTGGAAACGTTGTAGTAGACAGGCGTTTCATCGAACACCGCGTCTCCAGTCAGGAAGGCTTCTTCCAAAGCGTCGAGCTCGGACGGGTCCTCACAGACAACCTCAAAACTATGGCTAAAAGCATGCGCCCCATACTTTAAAAAAGCGTTCTGTAGATGCGGGTTGGGGTGCACACCTCGACGCAGGAGGTTTAAATGGTCCGCGATACGCTTCTTCATGCGCGCAGATTGGCCCACATAGCCCTTGCCTGTGGTGTTGTTCCGTATCACGTAGATACCGGCCTGATCTCTGCTGTATGGCATACTCAACACTCCTTCGGGTCCAAAATGACACAGACTTAATGTAAACGCAAACTAAAAGGGCGAGGTTTCCCCCGCCCTTTAAAACTTGGTGCTCGATCAGATCAAGCGCCAGTGGTTCCGAACACGCAACGCGGATCAGAAAATCCGAAGCTGTAACGTTCACGGCTCTTGTAGCGCATGTTGCCGGTGTCGAAGTCAGCTTCCATGCCAGTGCTCAGCGCGGTGCGCTGGAAGTGGATGAAGCCGCGCGGTGCGTCCGTCTTGATGAAGTAGGCGTCCGGGTCGGTTAGGAAGTCGTTGACCACATAACCTTCCGGCAGCATGCCCATCGAGCGGATGGCGTTCACGTCGTTGTCGGCGGTGCCGACGCGGAGGTTCGACACCATCAGGCGTTCTGCAACGAACTGCAGCTGGCGAGGAATCACCAACTTCGTGCCGCGCAGAGCGACCTTCAGACCGCGTTCGTCAACGAAGCCAGCGATGCTGATCAGAGCGTCCTCGAGCGAGGTTTCGTTCAGGTCGGCGTCGGTGGTCGGCTTGTTGGCGAAGGTCGAGCCGTTGACCAGCGGGTGGTTGGTGGCGCAGAGAGCCACGCCGTCGCCGCCAGCCGTCGCACCGCCAGTGAAGGCGCTGTTCAGGATCGAGGCGGCTTTCACCTGCTTGGTGTGAGCCATCGAACGGGCGAGGGCACGGGTGTAACGGCTGCCGAGGCGGTCGTACAGGTTGTCCTCGATGGCTTCCTCGGTGATCGAGAAGGCCAGTGCGATGGTCTCGTGGTTGTACCGAGCGGTGTAGGCTTCCTGTGCATCGTCATACGAGATGCCCGAGCCTTCCGATTTGGTCGGTGCTGCTCCAAAACCGGACAGCATAACCTCTTCCTCGAATGCACGATCCGAGGACTCGGTGGTGAAGATTTCAGCATGCTGGTTTTCATACCGAGCATACTCCATGCCGAACAGAGCATTGAGACCG